TTTTTCTTTCCGGTCGTGCTTTCATCTTCCGCCGCCTCAGATACGGTTTCCTGCGCTTTTGCTTCACTTTTAGCAGGTTCGCTACGCTTTCCCTCGTTTTGATCACATTTTTCCTTATTTTGATCACGCTTTTCATCGTTTTGAGACGGTTTTAACGGCAATGTACGCACATATCTCCGGATATCCTCCGTACACTTCTTGCAGAAAAGCCAGCTTTCAAACTCATTCTCCTCCAACAGATCTCCCTCTGCTTTATCTCTGGTATTTACGGACACGAAACCATGCCTTTTCTCCTTTGTCATTTCCACTCCGCACCGATCGCAAAAATACTTAATCATCGTCATTCCCTCCTTTCGGCATTTCTATAAAATCACTCAGTTCCATTTGTCCCGGCACCTCATAATCCCAGTCATCCACAGGACTGCAATCTCCTTTGGCTGCTCTGGTTTTCTTTGGCCGAGGTGGCATTATCTTCTTGTAACATACCGGTCCGTAACCTCTCAGGATGCTCTCGGCATCCTTTAAGGCTCGC